GATTGGTTAGAAAAAAATGATGTTGAAGCGTATAAAACGGTAAATAGAGCATTTAATCGTTATTTTTATGAAGAACTACAAGATAGAGGTTGGGTTAGAATTTTAGGATGGTCAGATCCACCATATTTTGTAATACCAGATAAAGTTGGACCAAAATTAAAAACTGCATTAAGAGAATATTGCTTATCTGCTGATGTTGCATATGATGCGTTTCCAGATATTTTGAAAAGTTAAAAAGAGTTGTCAAATGACAACTCTTTTTTTATATTTTAATACTGGCATAAAGTACTCTTCTATATCCAATTGGTAAATATTGACCATCTAATCGTGTTAATATTCTGGATGTTTTAATATTTTCAAGAACTTTATCTTTAAAATCTTCTTCTTTATTCTTACGATAGATTGAAAGTATGTCACATAGATTATTTAAAAATTCGTCAGAATCAAAATCTATATCATTTGGATATCTTTGCTTGTACATAGAGTAAACCGTATCTGCACCTGTCGCACCAATTCCTTTAGTTTCTTTTGTAAATTTAACTACACTTAATACGTTATCGCCAATATCACCAGCAACAACTTTTTTGAAATATGATTCTTCTGGATTAACAGATACGATTTTTGCTTTACTTGTGATTTTATCAAAATAATTTATAAAATCAATGTCATAATTCAAATCAAAAATATCTCCCTCAGTATTATCTTCAATATACTTTAAAAAAATACTATAATTTTTAGGTACAAATAATTTCTCATCTTGAAATTTGTGATTATACATTAGATTAATATAATTATCTGCTGTACTAAATCTTAATAATTGGTGTAAGTCTCCATCATTAGAAACTATTAAATTAGATCCACCTTCTTTATTTGTTTCTGCGACAATATGAGCAATTAAATCGTCACCTTCAAATGGATCAATTTGATATTGAAGACAATTGTGTCTATGTTTAATACTCTCTTTGAATTTGTCAAATGTATCAAAGACAAATTCCCAATCAATTTTTTCTTCTTTTTTTCTTTTACCTTTATATTCAGGATATACTGTTTTTCTCCAACTTTTTTTACTATCTGAAACAAAATAAATTACATTAAATGGGTATGCATTTGTAATATTATTATAATCATTTAATAAAAGTGTTTCTAGGTCTCCATAAAGTGTTCTTAATTTGTGTAAAATAAAAACTGCACGATACAAAAGGTAATTTCCATCGACTACTAAATTTAAATTTATCATATAAATTATTATTTTATTTAATATATGATAATTTATCAAATATGTTTATAAATAAAAAATCCCTCAAATGAGGGATTTTTTTAGTTCACAATATATTTCATATGTGATGCATGTGGCATATTATCTGAACCTATATAGGTATAATAAATTTCGATTGCTTCTAATTCATTATTTAATCTTTCTCTTTTACCAGATACTTCATTAATTTGCATATTTTCTCTATATACGAATTTAATTGCAGGTTCTTCGCCCAATAAATTTCTTAATCCGTTTCTAATATCACTTACTCCAGTATGTGTTAAATCTATATTATTATAAATATAGTCATTAATTATTTTTTCTTTAAAAATTTTAATATCGTCCATTTTAATTTAGTTATTTTTTCTACTATATATTTAATTATACCTTTCCTGCTTTTAGTTTCATATTTATAGTCCGTATAAAAAAGATTTCCTGTTGGTGCTGATAACGTTTGAACTGAAACTAAACCTTCAATAATAACATCATCTTCCAAAATTATGTTTGGTTCTTGGCCATCAATTTTACGAAGTTTATTTAATCTATCTTGTCTTAATTGTTGTGGTTTTGATTTATATGTACCACCACCTGCTAACGTTGTTGCTGAAATTCTCATAGCAATTGGTAATAATGATTCAAAATTATTAGTTGATGAGACTGTTTGATTATTTGTCCATTCTGATTGATTTTCAGCATATTCAGCTAACCATTTATGTTTTGTGTCACCAGAATTAAAATTACTAATAATCGGTCCCCATTTTGCATAAATTTTTTGTTTTTCTTCTTCTGTCATTATTTTTTTATTGTTTCTTTTATGTCCGTTACATAAGATATTAGATGTATAATCGGATCTATAGTATCTGTGTATTTTTCGTTATACGATTTTTGTAAATTAATAAGTGTCGCACCCTGTTTTTTTAAAGTGTCATTATTAACATCGATTAATCTATTGAATAGAGGTCTACCTAAAGCTTTCATTAATTCTAATGGGTTATCTTGAAAATTACTCATTACAAAATTGTAATTTTCCTCAACATCATTTCTACCATTCATTATAAATTCAAATATATCATCATAACCAGATGCACTTAATGATTTGAATTGATCGGTATTTTTAGTAATGTAAACTTCTTGTAATTTTTGAGTTGCGCTTCTTAAATCTGGAAAACTCAACATTATAATCTTTTTTATTTCATCGTCTGTGATGGACATTTTAACTTTTGTTGCGATAGCTTTCAAATATTTAAGATACATCATTTGCAGATAATCTATTTCTTCTTTATTTTTAGGATTAAAGTCTATTTTATTAAATCTTGAAATTATTTTATCATCAATATCTTGTATAAAGTTTGTGGTTAAAATAAATCGGACATGATGATAATTATCTGAAAAACCTTTTAGTGCTTTTTTATATTCAGCAGAAACTCCATCAAATTCATCAAGAAATATTGTTTTCTGTGCATCTTTACCCATAAATGGATTTAGACTTTTACAATGTTTTAATAATTGATCTCTTAAAATATTTACACTTGTGTCTTGTGACGCATTAAATTCGATATTATCTGTATCTTTACAAAGTATTTTTGCTAGTGTAGTTTTTCCTGTTCCAGGTGTATCACTATAAAATATCATATTGGTTTGTAAGCCATCTTTAACCAGGTCTCTAACTCTAGGAAGTAATATTATAGTTTTTAAGGTTTTTGGCTGGTATTTATACCAGAACATATCGTTTATCATAAATAATTTAATTTAATTTAATTATATATGATAAAAAATGATAAAGGTTTTTAAAAGTATTGTTAAATAAAAACGCCATTTTTCAATGGCGTTTCTTTTTTATTAACAACTATGAATAATCAATTGGGAATTTAAACCCATAATTTATAGTGAATCTATTTTTAATAGTTTGATTTTTATTTCAATTATCTTTACTTTGCTTTTTATTTTCAATTTTACTAATTTTATACAATTTTATACGTCTTAATGTTTGATTATCTGTTATTTCTATAACTTCTAATTTATTATTGCTTAGAATTTTTTTTGTTGGATCAAGATTTGATAATAATATGTCAATTGCCTTTTGGCAATTCTTTTTTAATTTCCAGACCTTTGCGTTTTCTATAATATTAGTAATTGTATAATAATATCCTATTTCGTTTTTAACTATGTTTTTAACGTAGGAATTATCATTAATCTTTATTATAAATTTCCGCTGGTATTTCATTTTATAAAATTATTTCATGTCTATGTTAAAATTATATATATAAAAAAATAAAAAGTTTTATGCATATAGATGAAGAATATAATTATGATGATAATTTCATTAGAATGGCTACCATAGGTTTATGTAGAGTTTTAGCTACTAAAATTAGATGGATTAATCGTTGGAGTGATGGTAAAAAAATAAGAGTTCTATTACCTTTTTATACATCTTTTGCTGGTCAGGAAAGATTTATGTTAGATGCTTTTGTTGATGATATAGCAAGTACAAGAGTTGAATTAAATACAGATCAGAAACAGAGAGGTATTATAGTTTTTAAAGGTGGATCACAAAGAGATGATGAATATGCTAATCCTAACCAATATTTATCAAAAGAAACTAAGATTAATAATGAATTTAAAAGTATTGTAAGTAGAACAAAAGCAGTGCCAATATCACTTTCTTATGATGTTGAGATTAGATTAGATAATGAATGGGAAGCAAATATATGTTATACTAAAATTTTAGATGCACTATATAATTATAGATTTTTTAATATTAGTTATTTTGGTATGAGAATAGATGCTTTTTTTAAATTACCTGGTGATGCTGGTATAGAAATTCCGAGAGAAATTAATTTAGGTTCTGATAATACACCAACAATAAAATTTTCATTAGAAGTTGTTACGTATTATCCAGTATTTACGGTATTAACTGATGATTTTGAAATTTGTGATAATGATAATGCTATCGATTGGAATTTTCTTGGTATAAAAAAACCTGATGGTAGTGAGATTTCAACTGCTGATGGTGCATTAAAAAGAGTTTATTATTATCATAATTTATTGGATAATAGTACTAAGAATGAAATAATTAAAGAGAAAGAAGATAATAGACAGAATGATATAAATAACATGGAATAATTATTTTAGTATTTCTGGTGAATCAAATTTTGTTGGTGATTTTAAACCTCTAAAATCAAACAAAACTAATCTATCTTTATTAATACCTATATTATCAATATGAAAATCAACTTTAAATTTCATATCTTTTGATAATTCCAAAAATTTGTCTATTAAAAAATATCCAAGTTTAGAATTAATTTCCCATTCTTTTTCTTTTAATTTTTCAATAAGATCAGATTTTTTTATCAAATTATTATCCCATATTATGTATATAATATCAGTAATAAAATTAATATAAGATTCGTGTCTTTTATAAGGTATATTATTTTTTATGAAATCAGTTATTGTTTGTACATAATCCATTAAAATTATATAAACATATTCATTTTTAAGTTTATACATTTTAACACTATAATATTTTACAATAAATTTGATATTTTTACCTAATAATTTAGAAACAGATTGAGCTTCTGCTTTATCTGTTGTTATTTTTAAAACTTTATCACCTATTTTATATGCATTACCAAAACTACCTGATGCTAAAAAATTTAAATCTTCAAAAGACAAATTCATTAATTCACAAATATCTCTTAATTCAATCTTGTTGATATTTATTCTTTTAGTATAATAATAAGATTTTGATTTTTTAGGTTCTCTATCATTTCTATCAGGTTTATTAAATTCATAAAATTCTAGCAAAGTATTCATTCTTTATCTTTATTTCTAAATTTAGAGAAAGGTTTATTATTTATTACTATATCTCCTTTATCGTTTACACCAATTTTTTTAACCTTAATTTTTTTATTTTTAAACTTTCCTGATAGTATAGTATCTTCCAGCTTGACCTTCATTTTAATTTCATCATCAAGTGTAAC